CTATTTTATTAATTTAATCACTTCAGCAGGCTTAAAATCATTTTCCATGTGTTTGATTGCGTCATCTTCTTTGTTGGGATACAAGTGAGCGTATTTATCGTAAGTGGTGGATATTTTGGTGTGTCCTAAACGTTTGCTTACTATTTGAATGTCATAGCCACTGTTGATTAAATAGCTTGCGTGAGAGTGTCTAAAATCATGTACACGTATACGACGAAGATCATCATTATTAATAAATATTCTATTATAATAATCTTTTGCCGCATTATGAGATAAAGGGCTATAAAATTGACCAAAAACATAATAGTCATTTTTAGGATTAACTTGTAGTTTTAATTGTCTTAACAAATTCATTGTGTGATTGGGCATTTTAATGTTTCTTACACTCGATTTTGTTTTTGGTGTTGTTATTTTCCCCATACTATATGTTTTTTCTATTATCAATGCGTTATTATCAAAGTCTAGATCTTGCCACTCTAAAGCTAACAACTCGCCTATTCTTGCACCGCTATAAAACAGACACATAAATAGAGCTTTATATTTCAAATTATCTACATTCTTAATAAACGCTTTAAACTCATCCAACACCCAATAGTCCATTTTTGTATTATTACTGGATTGTATATTGCCTGTTTCTTTAGCGATATTTATATTTACATATTCCATTTTGATAGCAAAATTAAATATAGCAGACAAGAAGCCGTGCACATTTTTAGATGTGGTGATTGATAAACTATCTAACAAAAAGTCATGGAACTTCATCACGTCGCGTTTATTTATATTTTGAATATGTTTATTGCCGAAAAAAGGCTCGATGTAAAGACGGCATTCTTTTTTAAGGCGATGTAATGATGATGCTTTTCTTCTTTTCTCATACCAAGAGATATATTCCGCTATAACATCTTTAAAAATTGGATTGTCTGGATTATCAATTGTAGAATTAAATACAATTTCAGATTCCGCTTTTTTGGCTTCTTTTCTTGTTTTAAATCCGCGTTTTAATACACGCTTTCGATCGCCATTTTTCAATTCGACATACACACTTATATAATATGTTCCCCGTTTTTTATCTTTATAAATAGTCATATTCTCACTCCTTTTTAAAAAGATAGGCAGGAGATCAGCCTGCCTTATTAAATTATTTAGCGCTAAGTAATTTAAAATTGTGTGATTGCCTTTTTAAGTTTTCCAATAATCTTTATATTAGAATCTGTGTTGGGATTAAAATGTATAGGCTTGTAATTTGGGTTTTCACTTACCAAAGTAAAAGAACCGTTATCTCTATAAACACGTTTTAAAACACATTCATTATCAATAGCTACAGCAGCTATCTCTCCATTTTCCACTTCTTCTTGTCTTTGAATTAGAAGTAAGTCACCTTCATGTATTTTTGCACCTACCATGCTATCCCCTTTGGCAGTCAAGTAGAAAAAAAGTCCGTGGTTCACCCAACTCTTTGGAGATGTCACGTAAGTTTCTCTTTCTTCAAAAATAACATTACCGCCACCACATGATATATTCCCATATAGAGGAACATCCACAACTTCACTAGATACGCTTTCTCCATATAATAGAGCAACGTCAATCCCTAATACACTAGAAATCTTTTCTAGTCTATCGTGAGATATTTTAATCATGCCGTTTTCGTACTTTCTGACTGTTGATTTACCTACGCCTATAAGCTCGCCTATTTGTTCTAAAGTCATACCTGCTTGTTTTCTATAATGCTTAATTCGTAATCCTAATTCTTTATAAAAATCATTCAATTTGTTCACCTCCTATATGATCACAATATAATAATATACCTTTTAAGACACTTTTTCAATACGGATAACAAAAAAAGTTTCTTTTTAGTATTGACTAAAACCGTTAAAGCTTGTATATTTGAAGTGTCCTAAAAAGACACAAAGTGAGGTGAAACGACATGAATATAAAAATTACTCCAAAAGGACTAAGAGTATCAAATGATTTAACTCAGGAAGAAGTTGCAGAAAAATTAGGAATATCTTTAACACAATACAGGAGAAAAGAAAACGGTAAAGTTAGATTTTATGCTGATGAAATATATAAATTGTCCCAATTGTATAGTGTACCAGTAACTATTTTTTTTGATAAAGAAGTGTCTTTATAAGACACATAAATATTTACTGCACCCCGTAGTCAGTTTTGAAAAGAGCGAAGCAGGCCATGATCTACCATTAGAGATAAGAATCCGCAGCAATAGCCAACGCCAAGACATTCAAAGTTGATTAGGGGGTGTGGAACAAGGGAGGTAAAACAGTGAACCATCAACTTTACATCGCCAGAAGAGAAAAAAGAATGAAGCAAGCGGATGTAGCAAAGTTATTACACATAAACAAGCAAACGTATCACTTAAAAGAGACAGGAAAGTTAGAGTTTAAAATATCTGAAGCAAAACGATTAGCGCGAATATTCGGTTGCTCTTTAAACGATTTATTTTGGGAGGATGAAACGAATGCAAGAATCAGGAATGTTTAATCATCTTAATGGTAGTGAGTGAAAAAAAGGAGGGTGAAAGTATGAAAAGTTACCATGTTCCAACACAAATAGAGAATCCAAAAACTTTTGTTTTGATTGAGGGTTATGAAATTAAAAATAAAACAACATTCAATACGTCAGAATCAAACCCTGGAGAAGGAAGGATGATTATAGACCTAACCTTCACCAGTAATGATTATTCACCAAGAAAATACACAAAATTTATGGATGATTTTATAAAATTCCTTAAAACAAAAGAATATCAGTGATATCAATCACCTTAAGCCTGTCTGTTGCATTAAGTATTCATTGGCTAATTTTGAAAGTACGGTCACTGAAATGCTAGAAAAATTCTTAGTTGCTTCTTTGGTTTTTGACCATATTTTATTATCTCGTATGTTATCTAAAAAAACATGACCTTCCCAAGTTAAAGAAGCTATTCCTAAATTGTGCAGCTTGTTGGAAGCAAATTGTGGTTTTCCGTTTATATAACCAACCTCTATAAGTTTTAGTATTGCATAAATCGATTGATTTTCACCAAATTCTTTAAACGTATTATATTCCTTTAAATCATGGAGATATACATGGTCCATTAAAGTTAGCTTCTCTTCGAGTTCTAAAAGAATTGAGCGAACACAGTCTTGGTTAAGTTGCAAATATCTCACCTCCATTCTTAAAGCAATATTCGACATTGAGGTACTAAATTCCTACAAAGGAGGAAAAATCATGACAACTGAACAAACAAATCATTTAAATGAAATGAAAGAACGATTCAAGGAAGTTAAGCAAATACAAGATAGCGATCTTAAAAATAAAAGATTATCCGCTTTAACTACAGATTTAGAAAAGGTGTTTGACATACCACCAACTGGAATTTTGAGACGTACAGCATTCAACCAGGCTTATCCTGATGTTGCAAAACTTCATAGAGAAGTAAGAGCGGAAGGAGGTTTTTAGATGGTAACAGCAACAGTAATCGTATTAATAACTTTATCAATTGTAGCATCTGCAGCTAATGTAGCAATCATTTTTAAAGCTAGAAAAATAGCAAACTATCAAAAATCTGATCGAGGTGACTTTTAATTGACATTCGAAAATAACTACTTAGCTGAAGACCACAGGAAACTAAACAACTTAATTGGCGCTATGCATGGTAACGCATTGCAAGCAATTAATTTATCTTTAGAAGGACGTAACGATGAAGCGGATCTATGTGCTTACAAAATGATCCACTGTTTAAAAGAAGTTAAGAAGTTGAACCACAAAAAGATTGAAAAGGACAAGCAAGATGATCATGCGATGTATATAAGAAGAACTTTTTTTAAAAGGATGTGAAGAATTGGAAGAACGTACAGTCTACCGAGTAAATGACAAAGATATATATGGTACCGACTTCTTTGGCAATGAGATTTTTTATGGCGATGATATTTACTTTCACAATGACGAGTTTTGGTTAATTGAAGATTTAGAAGCTAGCGAGATAGCTTTGCTTGAACACTTTGGGGCAAAGAAATCTATTGCAAAAGAAAAACCCACTGATAATAATCAGTGAGCCCTATCTGTGCTACCAACACAGACTCATAAAACGCTATACAGATTTATTATATCACGAAAGGTGGAAAGAAAAAATGACAAGCATAGTTGACTTAAATGCTTTTGCAGATGGTGCATTAGCGGAACAGTTTAATGCTGAACTTTACAAGGTTTTAGAAAACATTGCGGATCCAAATACAGATGGGACCACCGGAGTGAAATTGCACACCAGATGGACCCAAAAAGGACGTCTTTTTATTCACGAGGTATTAAAAACTCGCGGGATTTATCCATTACTAGATAGATCCGCTTAAAAAAACGTAGGATGGTGCTGCAACATCATCCTACACCTATTATACAACATATAAGAAAAGGTGGTCTATATGGCTAAATTCAGAATGATACAAACAGATTTTTGGAGCGACCCTAAGATTGTGGAAGAGTTTACTCCTGAAGATAAATTCTTCTTTTTATATTTATTAACCAACCCAAAAACAACTCAGATCGGTATTTATGTAATTACTAAGAAACATATTTCTTTTGACACAGGTTACACAATTGAAGCCGTTAATGCAATAATGGACCGTTTTATCAATCATCATGAAGTTATATCTTACAATACTGAAACACGTGAACTAGCTATAAAGAATTGGGGGAGATACAACCTTAACAAAGGTGGAAAGCCTATTGAGGATTGTGTCCGCTCTGAATTAAAAGAAGTGAAAGATATAAGTTTGATTAATTATGTTGGAGAACGAATTCAAAAAAAGGAAATAAAAGCTTTGTACGATTCGTATAACGTATCGTCGCACGATACGGATAACGATACGTCTAGCGAACCGTCACACGATACGCACAACGATTCGAAACGTAGTGAAAATGAAGAAGCCAGTCATATCAATACTTCTGACGATACGTCGGACGACTCGTCAACGATAAGTGGACAAGATAAAGAAGAAGAAGAAGAAAAAGAAGAATATAAAGAAAAACAACAACAACAAGAACTAGATAAAACATTAGATAGTGGTGGTAGTGGTGTTGATGATCCTGGTTTTAAAGAAATACTTGATTTTTACCGCGATAATTTACAAAAAGCCATTACAGAGACGCCATTCAACTATGAGTTACTCGGTAAATTTTATGATGAATGGGGCAAGGATTTGATGTTAGCAGCATTAAAGTTAGCGGCTAAAAAAGAAGCTAAAGGCATTTCATTTATCGAAGCGGTTTTCAATAACTGGCGAACATATGGTGTAAAAACATTAGAAGATGCTCGACGTTATAACGAACGCATGCTTAAAAGCAGAAAAGGTTATTCCAATCATAAAGTCGAGGATGTACCAAGTTGGTATCGAGAACAGAAAGAGAAGAACGAAGAGATAGAAAAACAAGCAACTGAATCACCTCAATCACAAGAAGAACAAGCAGATGTTAGTCAGCTATTAAAGCAATATAACAGCAAAAAAAGTCCAAAAAGCAAAACATCTTAAACAAATAAGCGGGAGTGAGTCACTTGGAAGATTTATTTACTGATGTAGAACAAACCGCAATATTTATTCGGAACGCTGTTCGTGATGTGCCTGATCGATTGAATACTAATAATGCGCAATTGACTAAAATCAATCAAGAAATTCAAGACTTAATGCATGTTGTAGAGTTTTCTAGCTTTAACGCAAGTGATGGTTACCGCTTAGCTAAAGATTTAAAAATAGCACGCAAGAAGCGAAGAGAACTTAAGAATGAATTAGAGTTGCTTGAACCGCTTGTAAGTGTATTAAAAAAGTTTAGAAATAACTTGCAAGAAATGGACAAGGCTGTTGGTGAAATTCGCAAAGTCAAAGCATTACAACAATCAAGAACTTATAAATGCAGAGTGCGCGAAGATCTACAAATAAAACTATAAGAAGGTGCTGCAAGTGAATAAATGTGTCGAGTGTCAAAAAGAATCAGCACACCATTGGAATAGTCATTTATGTTGGGATTGCTATAAAAAACTGTTTAAAGAAAACGTTGAGGAAGTTAAGCATGACGGTAAATCTACGCAATGAATTTAATCCTTACCCAAAGTCCAAACAACTTGGATTAAAAACAAAGAAGAAGCGGAAAAGTCCTAAGAATAAAAACTTTACTCAAGCTATTAAACTAGCAATCTTTAAACGTGATGAACATCGATGCGTTAAGTGTGGCAGTCACAAAATAGAGAATGTACCACATCACGTTATTTATAAATCGCAAGGTGGTTTAGGTACAAAACAAAATGGAGCTACTGTTTGCAGACTTTGCCATGACTGGGCACACCATAAAAGAAAAGGACCTAATGGCGAGCCATCAAGCGAAGGAAGGCAATGGTTTGTAGATTGGTGTAATCGATGTTTAGACGAAAATGGTGATCGTAAGGAGGGAGCGCGTGAAGAGGTATACACCTGAAGAAGTAAATTACTTAGAGCAAAGCGTTGGAAAAGTCAAATTAGATACGATGGCCAAGAATCTAAACCGAACAACAACAGCTATTCTTATGAAGCTTAAGCGGATGGGCATATATAATACAACGCTTGAAAGCGGGAAAATTACAATTTCTGAATTGTCTAGAGCATTAAACGTAGATAGAAGTACAGTTAAGCGCTGGACGTTTAAGAAAGGCTTAAAAGTTACTAAACAAATAACACGTTTAAAAAAAACGGTATTTCTTATTTCTGTGAGTGACTTTTGGGAATGGGCAGAAGGAAATAAGGAACTTGTCAATTTTTTTAAAGTGGAACGACAGGCGCTATTGCCTGAACCAAAGTGGTTAGAAGAAGCGCGTGCACATGATTTTTATAATAAGTCTCACAAACAATTTCACAAGTGGACAGCTAAAGAAGATCAAAGGCTGCTAACCATGATTAAACAAGGTTACACCTACAAGGATATAGCTGATTGCCTAAATAGAGGTGAGAGAGCAGTTGAACGAAGATTTTCAAGAATACGTTCTAGAATGTTTGTGAAAGCATCATGAAAATATATGTACTTGATCAAGTTGTTTTTAACAAAGACGGAGATCCAATGCAATTAGTTAAAACATTCAAATCAAAGCCACATAGATATAGTTATATTATTTTTATTTAGTCAGGAGTGCGAAAAATGATAAACAGAACAGTATTAGTCGGGCGATTAACAAAGGATCCTAATTTACGCTACACACCTAATGGAGTAGCGGTTGCAAACTTTACGATAGCTGTTAATAGACCATTTACAAACCAGCAAGGCGATCAAGAAGCGGATTTTGTTAATTGCGTGATTTGGAGAGCGCCAGCTGAAAATCTAGCAAAGTATATGACAAAAGGAAGCTTGATTGGTGTAGATGGACGTATTCAAACGCGTAACTTTGAAGGACAAGATGGGAAGACAGTATTTGTTACTGAAGTTCTTGCAGGTTCTGTACAGTTTTTAGAATCGAAAAATAAATCATCCGCTTCAAATCAAAAACAAGAGTCACCTTCAGATACTAATCCGCTTGAAGGCCATGGAGAACCTATTGATATTAGCGATGATGATTTACCTTTTTAGGGGGTGTTTTCAATAAAACAACTTGATTTATTTAGAGAAATTATAGTTGATAACTTTGCTGGTGGGGGAGGAGCTAGTACAGGGATTGAATTAGCTACAGGTTTAAATGTTGATATAGCAATCAATCACGATCCAGCTGCTATTGCAATGCACAAAGCGAATCATCCAGAAACAGAGCATTATTGTGAAAGTGTGTGGGATATAGATCCGATTGAAGTTGTTAAAGGTCGCAAGGTTGGTCTATGTTGGCTATCTCCAGATTGCAAGCATTTCAGCAAGGCAAAAGGCGGTAAACCAGTTAGTCAGAAGGTTAGAGGTCTTGCTTGGATAGCTGTTAATTGGGCGATAAAGGTTAGACCAAGAGTGATCATGTTAGAGAATGTAGAAGAATTTAGAACATGGGGACCACTTAAGCAAAATGATAAAGGTGATTATGTTCCAGATCCTAATAAAAAAGGTATGACATTTTTATCTTTTAAAAAGTCACTTCAAGCACTAGGTTACCAAGTTGATACCAAAGAATTAAAAGCTTGCGATTACGGAGCACCAACCACAAGAAAAAGGCTCTTTTTAATTGCTAGGTCTGACGGAAAGTGTATTACATGGCCAGATCAAACACATGGCGATCCAAGTGAATTTAAAGTACAACTAGGATTAATGAAACCATACCGCATAGCTGCAGAAGTTATTGATTGGTCAATCCCAGCGCCTAGCATCTGTCAACGAAAAAAACCTTTAAGTAAAAACACTATGATACGCATTGAAAGAGGAATAAGGAAATTTGTTTTAAACGATCCTTACATCATCGATAACAAAGCAATGTTTATTCAACATTACTATACACATCAAGGGAAAGAAACACGAGCGAGTGGACTGAATGAGCCTTTAGCAACTATACCTACAGCGAATCGATTCGGTTTAGTAGCTGCATTCTTAACTAAATATTACGGTCAAGGTGTTGGTCAAAGTCTAGAAGAACCATTGCATACGATACCGACTAAAGATCGATTTGGATTAGTAACTGTCAAAGGGGAAAATTACAAGATTGTAGATATTGGTATGAGAATGTTGCAACCACATGAATTATTTAAAGCGCAAGGGTTTCCAAACGAATACATTATTGATCGTGATTTTGAAGGAAATAAATATCCTAAAACACAACAAGTAGCAAGGTGCGGTAATTCGGTACCACCAGTGTTTACAGAAGCGTTAGTAAGAGCGAATTTACCAGAGATGTGCGTAAAAAAATACAAATACAAAGCTGCTAATTAGGAGGTATCGGAATGAACAATAGAGAGATTGATAGATTAATAGCTGAAAAGGTTATGGATTGGGACATAGAAGAATTTAGAAATATCGGAATTGTACGTGCTTATGCAGAAGATGAAGTTATTACTATACCGGATAATTTTTGTCCTAGCGAGAGTATTGAGGATGCTTGGGAAGTGGTTGGAGAACTGCGAAAATTCAGGGGATTCAGTATTCATGATGCGTGGGATGAAGAAGATAACTTAATTTACTCAGCTTGTTTTCTTTACAACGATGGGGCGCACGCAATTGATTATCAAGCATATGCAAAAACAGCGCCACTAGCTATATGTAAAGCAGCATTAAAATCTGTAGGTGTGGAGGTATCAGAATGAAAACAGTATCAGTAATAGCATTCAAAAACAAAGATAAAGACAATCGGTTTTTATCTAACGGTATGGATGCAGGCGATTGGTCAGATGAAGATCTAGATGTTCATATTGACAACATTGAAAATGCGTTTATGATTTGGCGAAAAGACTTCAGCAAGCCAACTGAGAACGATGTTGATGATCTACTAAAACAATCACAAGCGCACAAAAAACTCATGATTAAAAGATTCGGTGATGACGCCATTATTAATTTTGATGTAGAAAATTGGCTAATACAGTATGAACCTATCAACCTAGAGATAACAAAAGAACAATTCCAATTACATTTAGAATGGTTAGACACCATGTAAAGTAGGTGTGATAAATGAAAGGCATCGATCGCGAATCTATCATACAAGAACTATCACTCATTAAAGGGTACAGTGCTGAAGTATTTGAAAAGTTGACAGATGAACAACTTCTAAAAGAATTAAACAACGTATACAAAGCGGGTGATTAAATGCAATTGATTGTTACAAACATAAATAGATTGATAGGCACTACAGAACTTCATGGTGATGGAGAAATTGTAAAAGTAGAAATGCATCCTAAAGGAAAATATGATGTGACATTTAATTTAATGATCAGTAGCGGAGAGTATATTACATCTACGTGTACTTTAAAACATGATGAAGATTTATCTTTTGCAACCGCAGAGAAGAAGTTAATTGAAAAGTTAAAAGTGGGTCTTGAATTATGAACAAGGTAGATGAAAATCTTGCTGAAGTAGTTCGATACCAAAGAGAAATCAAAAAACTAACTGAAGAAGATAAAGTAGACAAGATTTATTTATTGTCAAAGCAATTGATATTTATCGGTAGGCTGTCTGCAATATACGCTGAACACTATAAACAGTTATATGTCTATCGCAAGCAATTGTATAACGAGGAATACTTAAAAGCGAAAAAGCATAAAGCAGCTACTGCAGAAATCGCGGTTGTTGAAGTTAGAAAACAAGAAGCGGAAGCATACGGTAATTACAAACGATGGAACGTCGCATTTATAACCACAAGAGAAGAAATCAATGCATTGAAATATAAGGTGCGAATTGATTTAGCGGACGGTTCTAGTAGTAATACATTTTAAATTAAAAGGAGACCTCTAACCAGGTCTCCAAAACAAACAAGAACAAACGTTCCCTTTTTCAATCATTATTTTACTACAGAAAAGGGGAAAAAGAAATGAATATCAAGTACAACACGATCTATAACATGGACTGCATAACAGGAATGAAGACGATACCGGATAAATCAGTAGACATGATATTATGCGATTTACCATACGGTACAACTAACTGTAGGTGGGATGAAATTATTCCATTTAATCAACTATGGGAACAGTATAAGCGGATTATTAAAGACAATGGAGCTATTGTTTTAACAGCAAGTCAACCATTCACAACAAAACTAATCGCAAGTAATATGAGCTGGTTCCGTTATGAGTGGATCTGGAAGAAAGGCAAACACACTACAGGATTTCAAAACGCCAAGCGAATGCCGCTTAAAAACCACGAAAACATTTGTGTGTTTTATAAAAAGCTACCAACTTATCATCCGCAAGGGTTAATTCCGCTTGTTAAAGTTCGTAAAGGACAACGTAAGAAAACAGGTGGAATATTTAAAGAAAACGATACGAGTTTGTTAAAAGAATATACAACTACACATACAAATTATCCGAAGTCTATATTGGATTTTTCAAGAGACAGTAAAACATTCCATCCAACACAAAAACCATTAGTTTTATTTGAGTATTTAATCAAAACGTACACAAACCGTGGAGACGTTGTACTAGATAATTGTATGGGTTCATTTACTACTGCAGTAGCAGCAGATAATACAAAAAGAAAATGGATAGGATTCGAACTGGAGAAGGATTACTGTACACAAGGAATGGAAAGAGTCAATGACAACCGAGAGAAATTAGGGCTGCCTAAAGTAGATATCATCAGCTAGGGGGAGTTACATGGCCACAGCCATTAAAGTAAAGAAGACCACATTTAAACATATTGAAGCGGAATGGTATAACTATCATGCAACACTAAAAGAGATAGCTAATTTACGAGAAGAGATTATGTATCCCATGCAAGAGCATGAAGACATCAACATTGTCAAAGGTTCTAATTCTGTTAGACAACCAGGTGATCCTACTCAACGTATAGCAACTAGGTTAACAACAAATAAAAGAATTAAATATCTACAAGAGATGGTAGAGGCTGTAGAAACAGTTTATAATGCTTTACCTGATGAATATAAAAACTTAGTTCGCATTAAATATTGGAGTAAAAGTAGATTAACTTGGGAAGGCGTTGCTTTAGAACTTAATGTTAGTAAAAGGCAAGCCATGCGTTGGAGAGATGGAATTATTCAAGCTACTGCTGAAGTGATTGGATGGAGATGAAGTTAAGTTTTAAAAAGCTAAGTTAAAATAATTTGTTGATTTTGCAGGAAAACAATGATTATTGTAGAATTTGTTAAAGTAATGACTAAATCATTTTATATTTTAACAACAAATTATGAGGAGTTTGGATACTTCATGTACAAAATAAGAATTCCAACAATAAACGATGAAATAGAAGATTTCATAAAACTATTTAATATATATAATGAATCTATAAATTTATCACATTCTGAGGTGCTATTAGATTTTAGCTTTTGTAGATTTCTCAGACAAAATGCAGTGGCTTTTTTAGGAGGGGTAATAAGAAATCTACAAAAAAATAATATTACTGTATACCTTAATTTGAATATTTTAGAGAAAAAAGTATATACTAATTTAGAACAAAATGGTTTTATATCGCATTTTTTTGATGAAACAGGACCTTGGACGGGTAATTCAATTCCGTATTTAGAATCTTATAATGAAGATGGTATAAACAATTATTTAGAAGAAAAGTGGCTTGGAAGAGGATGGATTAACATTAGTGAAGATTTAAAAAATGCAATTGTCGGAAAAGTATATGAAATATTCGCAAATGCGTACGAGCATAGTAAATCTGAAATAGGTGTTTTTAGTTGTGGACAGCATTATCCATCTGGTAATGAGTTAAAGTTAACAGTTGTTGACTTTGGTGTAAGTATTCCTAAAAACGTAAGAAATTTTCTGGGAGATGTCTCTTTATCATCGTACGAGGCTATAAGGTGGGCTTTAGCTGACAAAAATACTACAAGGATTTCTGAAGACTATATAGGCGGATTAGGGTTAGGGGTATTAAAAGATTTTATAGAAATAAACAGAGGTAAGCTTGAAATATATTCTGATGATGGTTGCTGTGTTATAAGCAAAAATGGTGTCCAGTATTATTCGTTAAACACTACATTTTTAGGAACAGCAATAAATATTTCTTTAAATTGTGATGAAAATAAGTATAGCTTTAAAGAAGAACAAATTGATGATGATTTCTTTCTATTTTAAGGAGGATGAAAATGCTAATTAAGGTATTTGATCTTATAGGTGATAAAAACGCTCTCTCAATGGATAAAGGAGAGAAAGTGTATAAAGCAATAAGAGAATCAATTGATAACGAAAAAAATGTAGAAGTTGATTTTGAAGGAGTGCAAATTTTTGCAACACTTTTTTTTAATACTGCAATAGGAAAGTTGCTAAAAGACTACCACGCAGAAGACTTAAATGATAAAATAAAATTTATCAATCTAACAGATAATGGGAAAAATCTTGTGAGAAAATCAATTAAAAATTCTGCTGAATATTACAATAATACTGATCTTAAGAACGCAGTTGATAAAGTTATAAATGAGGAGAATTAGTATGATCATTAATGCAAAGGGAATAATCGATATAAATAATGATACTCCATTAGAACAAGATGAATTCTTTGTAGATACAAATGTTTGGTTTTGGTTAACTTATCATCGGGCAAACCAAAACGGAAATAAGTACCAATTGACTGATTATCCTAATTATATAGAAGCGGCACTAGTTTTAGGGACAAAGCTTTTTAGATCAGGCTTATCATTGTCAGAATTAGCTCATCAAATTGAAAAAGTAGAACGAGAGATTTACAAGATCACTACTAACAACAAGGGGTTAAAGCCTAAAGATTATAGAATTAATCAATCAGAAAGAGCGAAAGTGGTGGAAGAAGTTGAAACTTCCTGGGAACAAGTAAAAACTTTCGGAAGACCACTAGAACATGAATATATAAATGAAGTTACTACAGATTTAGCATTAAATAAAATGGGAAAACAAGCGTTGGATGGTTATGATTTGTTTTTAATGGAGTTCGTTGAACGAGCTGGAATAAACAAGGTTATATCAGACGATAAAGATTTAGCATCTGTCCCTAATATTTATTTATTTACTGCAAATAAAAATTTAATTTCAGAAGCAGAATCTCAAGGAAAACTTATAGTTAGAAAAATCTAGTCATTTTAATGTCACTTTTAACGTTATAAAACGTGTTATTATGCTAGTATAGGATTTTTATATTAAAAAGGCATTCACTATAATTATAGTTGAGTGCCTTTTTTCGCTACCAATCATTCATGGCATCCCAATTAATGAATGAATCTAAAACATCCTTTGCTGATTGTTGATCTAAGTTAGCAATCCAGCCTAGAATTAGTAAAGCAAATGCTACTCCAAGTAATCCAGATAAGTATCTTTTCAATATAAAGCCTCCTTTACATAACAATTCGACATATGATTAAATTTACCTGCTAAACTTGCAGGATTTTACTTATTTTTGTCGAAAATGTTTTATTAAGGAGGAAGATTAATATGGATAAGAAAGAAGAGAAAGGTCAAAAATATTTAGTTTCCGATTTAATATATCTATTTAAAAAGAACCAAAAGTGGATTTATTTTTTCTTGTTAATAACTATACTTCCACCAATCATATTTAATTATATAATTTCAAAAAGTGTTCCTAACATACACGTTGTCCAAGATAATAATTGGATTGGTTTTTTTGGAAGTTATCTAGGGTCTATAATTGGTGGTGTTTTGACATTATTAGGGGTTAGATTAACTATAACTTCAAGCGAGAATCAAAGGTTTGTAAATAAAGCTCCTATTGATTTTAGAAAAATTGATTTCATTTTAATTGAAATAAAAGAATTGTTAGATTTGTTAATGACACAAAAAAAAGATGAAAGAACACTTGTAATGTTTGATAAATATCGTGTTGATGAAAAAATTAAAACATTAATGTATGATGCTAGTGAAATAGATGGTACTGTATATCTATATATAAAAAATATAAAGACCGATATAAATTTGTTTTTTAATGAAAATTGGAAATATGTAAAGACTGATGGTTGGGGTAATAATTTGGTGATTGAAAATAAAGAAATTGAGTTTATAAAAAAACTACTAGAGTTGCATGAAAATATAGACTGGAGCCGAAAACAAATCGCAAATCATAAAAGGAAAATTAGTGAAAGATATTATAAATTAATGAAGCCTTAACTATTTAGGAATCTCGATATAAACGGAGATTCCTTTTTCTTCTGGAAAAACAATCCAATAACTGATAAAATTCTATGTAATGATACATGGAAAGGATTGGTTTAGATGAGCAATAATTTTTATAGTAAGCTAGGAATATTTATCGTTGCATTAGGTTTTATTGGAGCAATAGGAATTATCTCTTCTTTTGATTGGGAAACATGGAGTGAAGTAAAAGAGTATCCAGATGAATATATGGGTACTTTTATGGCACTGAAATCTCAATTAACCAGTGTATGGACAACGGCTATTACATCATTCGTAGGTAGTTTAGCTGTCGGGGCTGTATTAATGGCGCTTGGTAGGATTGTTGAATTGTTAGAAGATATTAGAGGTACGAAGCCTGGCAACAGAGAAAAGAATAACATACATAAACCTAAAAAAGTTCCAGAACCAGATAACACACCACGTATTAACTGGTGATGAACATTTATAAATTTTCGATAAGACATCTCACACAAAGAGATGTCTTTTTATTATGCATAAAAGTAGGTGAGGAAGATTGCTGAATACAAAACTAAGCAACAAAAGCGTAAGTTCTATGACAGTAGACCATGGAAGCTATTACGGGAAGATATTAAGGAACGTGACAATTACGAATGCCAGGAGTGTAAACGACAAGGCGGATTAACGATTGATACCAATGAGTACAGTGAGTCTGCAAAGCGCAAGAAGATCGTGCTGGTAGTGGACCATATCAAAGAGATAGAAGACTATCCGGAGCTTGCACTTGATGAGGACAATCTACAAACGTTATGTGTTAACTGTCATAACAAGAAACATGGGAGATATGTTGATTATTCTTTATGGAGAAAGAAACCTAAGTGGGATGATGAATGGTGGTGATGTTAGTTGAGGATTGGAATTGATTTTGCAAACGGGGATGATTATACATTAAGTGATAGAGTGTTAGCTTGCGTTAAGGAAGTTAAATCAAGAATGGTGTATGGAGAAACAACAGAACAATCATTCAACAATGCCATTTATATTTACGAACTAAGCGAGAGCGAAAAAAGATATTTAGATAATTATTTTGTTAGAACACCCCCCACCTAAAAAGTTTCGCGATTTTAACCATCGGGGGCACCGGTAAAGGGGGAGTCAACTCGGCGGTTGCAACATGAAATGATACCCCCTCCCTACCCGTAGTCCATACAGAAAGAAGGTGATTAATTTGGATAAGCAAAAAGTTGGTTTTCGAATGAAGGAAAAACGAAAAGAGAAAAAGTTGACACAAGCTGATTTTTCTAAGGAAGCAGGGATTTCAACGAACTATTATGCAAGTCTTGAACAAGGTAAAAATTCTCCTAGTTTAGAACTCTTGGCTAAAATTGCAGAAGCGTTAGGCGTATCTGTACTTTATTTATTAAACGACAGAATTGATGACATGGAGGGTCGAGTAGAGTTAGAAGTTAAAAGACTGAAGAGTCTTTTTAAAAACATCCCTAAAAACCAACTGGACGTTGCAGAAGGATTAATCACTCAGGCTGCTCGACTACGAATTTTATTAGATGATAACTGGAAAGACATCTTAGAAAACGGGGAGTATGAAAAGTTTTCGCAAAGTGAGAACCAGGTGCCGTATGATCGCAAGCGACCTATAGTTGAAAACTATGACAATCGAGATAAAACCTATCAGACGATTATTAAACAATTAACCGATCTATTGCCACAACCTAAAAATGATGGGAAATCGAAATTATTAGGTCGTAGATAGCTTATGATGTATAACAAGTATGTTGAAGATTATATAAAGAACTGGAAATGTGGCAAACTATTACTTAACAAAAAAAGAATACAGCTAATCTGTTTAATTGAGAAACATATATTACCGCGTGATGATCTTTATTATTTCGATGAAGAGCAAATTGAAAATTATATAGATTTCAGTGAAACCTGGTATTTCGAATTAGATGAATGGGAGAAATTTATAACCCCATTCATTTTTTTGTTCCGTAAAGAAGATGATGAACCTATATTTGATGAGTTTGTCATTAACATGGGGCGCGGTGGTGGTAAGAATGGTTTCATCTCTACCCTTGCTAATTACTTCATCAGTCCTTTACACGGGATTGACTACTATGATGTCTCTATTGTTGCTAACTCTGAAAAGCAGGCAAAGAGAAGTTTCTTAGAATGTTTTCGGGTTATAAATAAAAACGGCAATGAGGATCTACTAGAAGAATTTGAAGCCTTTAAAAGTAGCATTACTGGTACAGAAACACAAAGCGTTTTCGAGTATAAAACAAGTAATGCTAGCTCGCAAGATGGTGGGCGTGAAGGTGCAGTAATCTATGATGAGTATCATGAAATGGAAGATACAGAAATCGTTGACGTATTTTCTGGTGGTCTTGGTAAGGTTGATTGCGGTAGACAATTTTTCATCGGAACAAAAGGCTATGTTCGAGAAGGGTATTTCGATATTAAATATCGTGAATGCGAAGATGTGCTTAATGGATTAATTGAGTTCTCAGGTGTTTTTCCATACATCTGTGAGTTAGATGATTTAAAAGAAATGGATGATCCAAATAATTGGGCGAAAGCTAATCCCGCACTTCAAGAACCTTTGAATAAACGTGGTAAACGCTTATTCAACAAGGTTAAAAAGGAATATGACAAGTTAGCTTATAATCCGTCTGGACGTGCTGCGTTTGTTACTAAACGAATGAATTTCATAGAAGACAATATGGAAAACTCTGTTGCTTCCCGTGAAGAAATAATGGCAACTAATCGACCATTTTTCAAACTCGATACAAAGCCTATTGGGTCGTTAGATTTTGGTAGTGTGCGAGATTTTACTACATGCGGACTGCTATTTAAGAAAAAAGACGAATACGCATTTAAATCATTTACATTTGCTATTAAACATTTTTGCGATGTGCATTATGGGTACTCAAATACGAATAACAATTTTGGTACTGAGAAAAAAGCGCCAATAAAGAAGTGGGAAAAAGATGGATTGATGAAGGTTGTGGATGAACCTTCTTTAAATCCTATGCACGCAGTTGACTGGTTTGTTGAAATGCGCGAGATATATGGTGTGGAAAAAATTATTGCTGATAATTATAAGTTGGATATTTTAAGACCTCTACTTGAAGCAGAAGGTTTTGAAGTGGAAGGGATAAGACGACCTTCAAGCATTCATCCATTACTAGCGCCACGTGTAGAAGATGGATTTGCAAATCATAAATTTATTTTTGATGATAACCCATTAATGCGTTGGTTTACCAATAATGTTTATGTAAAAGAAACTCAAGCAGGAAAGCAGTTTTTAAAGAAAGAAGAAGTCAAGCGTAAAACAGATGGGTTCCAGGCATTCGTCCACGCGTTGTATCGTGCTAGTGAGTTGGAAGATGAAACTGACCTTAATGACTCATTAGATGCACTAGAAGCTTTGAACTACTAAAGGAGGTGAATAAAAAAGGTGGGATGGTTGGATAAAGTTTTACGACGAAATAGTGAACTCGAATCTTTATTTGATTTAGATTTAATTGACGAAACAAATCACAGATATTATTTAAAGCAAATTGCTCTGGAAACCAATATCAATTTTATAGGACGTACAATAAGTCAATCTGATTTCAGGATTATGAAAGATCAAAAACGACAGTATAACGATTGGCATTATTTATTAAATGTTCGTCCAAATACAGATCAGACAGCTGCGAACTTTTGGCAAGACTTTATCTATAAATTAATTTATGAAAATGAAGTTTTAGTAATTTTGACAGATAATAACGATTTGCTGATAGTTGATGACTTTGAAAGAATCGAATATGCAGTTTATCCCGATAAATTTGTTGATGTTACTGTAAAAGATTATACCTTCGGGCGTTCTTTTCAAATGGATGAAGTTATTTATTTGACCTTTAACAATGAAAAGCTAACAAAGTTTATGGATGGAATGTTTAGAGATTTTGGTAATTTGTTCAGTCGTATGGTTGAAATTAGTATGCGTAACCAGCAAATACGAGGAACTGTTGGATTGGATACCGCACAGAAATTAGATAAAGAAACCCAAGGGAAGTTACAAGAGTTTATTGACAAGCTATTTGCATCTTTTAAAAAAAATACGGTCGCTCTGGTTCCGAAGCTAAAAGGGTTTACTTATGAAGAAGTTTCAAAAGGTGATGGTAAAGGGCAATCTATTGAGGAAATTACAAAACTTAAAAGAACTCTAACTGATGATGTGGCTGATATTTTAGGAATACCAAATGCATTAGTGCATGGAGATTTATCAGATTATGAAACAAGTATTAAGGCATACATTAAGTTTTGTGTTGGACCATTAGTGAAGAAAATATCAGATGAACTAAATGCAAAATTGATTGAAAAATACGACCATTTAAAAGGTGAGCGAATCGATGTTAAGGGCATTACAGAAAAGAGCGCAATTGAAAATGCAAATAATGCAGACAAAATGGTTGCCAGTGGAGCATGGAGCAGGAATGATGTTAGAGAAAAGTTTGGTGATGAGCGTGTTGATGATCCACGAATGGATGAATATGTTATCACGAAAAATTATCAAACATTAGATGAACTTGAAGGAGGTGAGAATTGATGCCAAAGAGAATTAATGTAAAAGGTCCTATCGTGTCTAGCGATATTTCATGGATATATGACTTGTTTGACATAGAACATACGTCACCGCAAGGGGTTGCTAAGCAAATCGAAGAAGCTGATGGTGATAGTTTAGAAGTCATTATCAATAGTGGAGGCGGTGAAGTATATGCCGCATCTGAAATATACACGGAGTTAAAGTCTTATGCTGCAAGTGTTGAAACACGAATAGTAGGATTAGCTGCATCTGCAGCAAGTGTAATCGCAATGGCCGGTGATAGAGTATTGATCGCTCCAACAGGAGAAATGATGATTCACAATTCCAAAATGGGTTATTTGGGAGACCACCGGGACATGAGCAAAGCATCTGAAATGCTACAAAATACGGATAAGACGATTGCTAATGCCTATCGCTTAAAGACCGGTATGAATGAGAAAGAATTACTGGATCTCATGGGTGAAGAAACATGGCTAACTCCGCAGGATGCTCTTGAAAAAGGTCTAGTTGATGAAATCATGTTTGAAAATGAAATTAAACTTACAGCCAACGCTGGTGTTTTAAATTTAATACCTCAAGAAGTCATTGATGGTATTAGACAAGGGAAGTTAAACAAAGTGCCAGGTAAATCTGAACAGACATTAGATAAAGAAACTGTAAAGAATATGTTTGCTGATTTTAAGGAAGAAATTTTAAATGAATTAAAAGAAAATAACAATAATCAAAATGAACCTTCAACAGCTGCAGCAACGCAGCCAAAAAGAAAAGGGTTCATTTTTTAATTTAAAAATATTGGAGGAATGAGAAATGACAATTAAATTAAAAGGGAAGATGGATAATTTTAAAGCTAAAAAAGAAGCATATATGGATTTAGTGAAAGCGGAAGAACAAGACCAGGAGAAGCTTGCAACTGCATGGGATGAGATGCAGACAGCTCTTGCTGAAGATTTAACTGAAAAGATTACTGCAGAAGTACGCACGCAACAGATGGATGCACAGATTCTATCGGCACGTGGTCAAAACGTTCTCACTTCAGAAGAGAAGAAGTTCTTTAATGCAGTTGTGACATCTGGTGGATTTGAAGAAGACTCTATTTTGCCAGAAACTACTCAAGAAAGAGTATTCGAGGATCTAGCAGAAGCTCATCCATTACTGCAAGCAATTGGTCTACGAGATCTAGGGGCAGTGACGCGTTTTATTAAATCTGATCCGACAAAAGCTTATGCATGGGGTAAATTGTTTGGAGATATTAAAGGACAAGTTAGCTCAGCGTTTAGCGAAGAGCAAATCACGCAATTGAAACTTACTGCATTCGCTGTAATACCAAAGGACATGTTGGAACTAGGCCCTGTGTGGGTAGAACGTTATGTTCGTAATCTATTAGTTGAATCGTACTCCGTAGGATTAGAATATGGACTAGTAAATGGTCGTGGACCAACAAAAAATGAACCAATAGGATTAATGAAAAACGTTAATTCTGAAAACGGAGCTGTTACAGAAAAAACGTCATCTGGTACTCTAACATTTGCACCATCAGATAAAGGGCAAGTCGTAGTTGGTGAATTACATGATGTTATTCAAGCTTTGTCAACCGATGAAAAAGATAAAGCTAGAAAAGTGTTAAATAAAATTGTAATGGTAGTCAATCCAATCGATGCTATTAGTGTGCAAGCTAGAAACACAATTCAAACAGCTAATGGACAATGGGTAACGGCTTTACCATACAACATTAAAGTTGTTGAATCAGAAGAAATTCCTTCAAAGAAAGCATTATTCTTTGTACAAGGAAAATATCTTGCAGCACTAGCGGGAGGATACAAGACAAACAAGTTTGATCAAACATTAGCGATTGAAGATGCAATGCTTTACACAATTAAGCAGTTTGCTAATGGTAAGCCAGAGGATAATAAAACAGCTTTGCTATATGACTTGAATATCCAGTTCAATACTAGTGATAATACGACAACTACAACAAGCACTAGCACAACAACTACAACGACTGGCGCATAACGGGGTGATGTGATTGGCAGAGATCACGAAAACAATTGTAGATGAATTTAAAGACAGGATGCATATTTCTCATGATGAGGACAGCAATTTAAAACGATTGTTGTCCTTTTCTGTGTCAGCAATAAAAAGCAGTTGCGGTGAATTTAATATTAACGGTACAACGGATATTGATAATCGAGCTAAAGAATTGGTGTTTGAGCGTACGCGATATGCTTACAATGATGCGGTTGAATACTTTGATGACAACTTCTTGAGTGACATTCTCAGCCTGGGCTTAGATATGGAGTTTGCAAAAGATGATACAACAACTACTACCACAACAATAGGGGGTGTCTAAATTGCGGAAATTCGAATATAAACCACCTCGATTGCATTCTGGCCAATTACGGACACCTACTACATTTTATGAATACGCACCTAATCCTGGTCCAGAACCAGGTGAGCAAGAAAAGAAACCTCTATATGAATGTATGGCCAAGATTGACGAAGTGTGGTTAAAGGATGTAGAGCGAGCTAAGTCAAACGGTACTTTATCTGATATCACCATTGTAATAAGAGATCCATTACAAGATTTTATTCCAACGGATAAGCACTATATAGCTATTGATCATCCGCAATATATAGGGAAACGTTACAATGTGAAACATGTCCAACCGGATCCACAAAATAGTCGTTTTATTAATGTTATTGCGGAGTTGGTCAAATGAGTGTGGAAGTAAAAGGTTTAAAAAAACTGCAAAATGAGCTTGAGAAAAAACTCGGACAACAAGCAATGCAATGTATTAGTGACAAGGCTTTGCTAGATGCAGCTAATGAATTTGTTAAGGTTTTAAAACAAGAATTTGAAAGTTTTAAAGACACAGGGGCAAGTATCGATGAAATAACTATAACGGGGCCTGTTTGGGAGAATGGCGTTCGCACAATTAAGATACATTGGCGTGGTCCTAATGGTCGATACCGCATAATCCATTTAAACGAATGGGGAACAATTAATAATCCTAATCCAGCTGGTAAGGGTGCTATAGCAAGAGCATTAAAGAATAGCGAGAAAGTATACCGTGATGCTGTTCGAAAAGCATTGAAAGGTGGTCTGTGATGGATATATTAGACATGATCTATGATGCATTAATTGCAGATGACTATATAAATACCAACGCTGCTGGTTGCATTAAGTTTTATGAGTACCCTGAAACAGGTGATATGACAGGTGCTTATATTGTTATAGATCCAATGGATACACCGACAACAATTGTTTTTGCAGATGATACATGGACAAGGTTGGATTTTTTACTGCAGATCGATGTATGGAGTAAAGACAGAAAATTGACGGATAAACTAGCTGATAAAGTACGTGATTTGATATGGGAGCATTTTGGCTTTAGACAAACAGCAGGACCAAAAGAATATGACAAAGGTGTGTTCCGTGATGCTAGGAGGTATCGCGGTTCTTTGTATCGAGAAGATTTTAATAATTTATAGGAGTGATAGATATGGTATTTAAGGAATACAAAAATCCAGAAGAGACTAATTGGCGTGGATGGTTAGAAAATGGGAATGGTGATGTTATTGGTTTTGTAAAGCTTGATGGAAAAATTTCATTTGAATAGTAATCAAACAATGAGGAGTGAATCGAAATGAACGAAGAAAAAACAAAGTTATTAAAATTAGATTTGCAACATTTTGCTACAGGCGAAAAAAACTATAGAGCATCTACTGGAGTAGATGAATTTTATTACGGCATTGTTGACGATGGTTTAACGGCTGCACAGTTAGAGCGAGTGAAATTTTTGCAGAACATTACGGTAGATATGCCACAAGAAGTGGTTCGTGCGTATGGTGACAACGAAACAGCAGAAATGGCGGTGTCGAGTGGGGATGTAAGTGTAAACTCTGCTTTTCATAAAATACCTATAGAAGATAAGCAAAAGCTATTAGGTTGGGAAGTAGTAGAAGGTTTAACTGCAGCGGGTAATAATGACAACCCTCCGTATGTAGGTGTTATATTTACGAAAACTTATGAAGACGGTTCAAAGGAATATGTTGGTTTGCCTAAAGGAATATTCACCAGACCATCTATAACAGGTAATACAAAGGGTCAAAATACAGAGTTCTCTAATGAAGAGATTTCTGCTCAATTCATGGATAGAGAAGTAACTGGTTTTTCAAAGAAAAAATCAGTTATCTTTGCGCGTGATGCTAAAGATTCTACAACCAATCGCGATGCATTATTCCAGAAAATCTTTGGCATTGCACATCCATCGACAACTACGACCACTACTACAACTGGAGCTTAATAATGTATGAAGTACATTTTATGTCAACCAGCAATCAAACGATTTGAATGGGAATTAGAAGTCTGTATAACAAGACTTCAAAAACTAGGCATCCGTGATATTGTTTTGCTTTTTACAAAGCAGGATGACCGGGTGCCTTTATATTTACAAGAAACTTATGATGTGGAAACGCATGTATATAGCGATGATCGACACGATAAATCTTATATTCCATCTGTAAAACCATACTTATGGATGAGGTATTTACAAGAGAATCCATCGAGGGAAAACGAAACCTATTTTTATTTGGATAGTGACGTACTTTTAAGAGAAATACCAAAAGTTAAACCAACTAAAAATAAATGGATTGCATCTGCTTGTGAGAGTTATTTAAGTGTGGCTTACATTGATAGCAAAGATACAAGCTTGCTAGAGGATATGTGCAACGTTATAGGTGTTGATCCGGAATTAATACGCAATAACAATCCGATAGGTGGAGCGCAATGGGCAATCAAACATCCAAGCTATGAATATTGGAAAAAGGTTTATCATGACTCTATCACATTATATAAGTTGCTCGATAAGTCAAACACAGATATTCAAAAGTGGACAGCTGAGATGTGGGCACAATTGTGGAACGTTTATCACTTTGGTAATGATGTGAAGGTGCCTGAAGAAATGAGTTTTTCTTGGCCAACGGATCCAATTGAAAAATATGATGAAACTAAAATCTTTCATAATGCTGGTGTCGTTGACGATCATCAGAATCTATTTTTTAAAGGGAAGTATGTTAATCATACACCTTTTAATGATTCGCTTGAACATGTTAACCAAGACAGAGCATCATATGAATACGTAAAAGCGATAAAGGAGGTAAAAAATATGGCGAAAAGTGCAAAGTATTTGTCAAATGAAAACTGGCGTGATTTAGATGACGACAAAGAATATGAAAAAGATAAGCCATGGCCACGTCCGGTAAACAAGAAAGTTAGCCAAGAGCGTATTGATGAACTATTGTCGGACAAAAACAAAGCTGGACGCCCAATGATTAGAAAAGTGGAAGAGCAGGGATAAAACCTTGCTCTTTTTAATTTAGGAGGAATTGTTAATATGGCAAATTTAAAAAGAAACATGTTAGAGCTAGTTAAGAATCCAGAAGGTGTGCTAAAAGGTGACGAACCAGAAGTTGAAAAGGTATGGACACCTGCTTTTATACCTTTAAGAGTTGCTCGTGATGCTATCGAAGTGTGGCATGAAGTAGAAGCCAACACAGAAATGACTGAGGCAGATAAGTTTGATAAGATTGCAGATTTTGTGGCCAATGAAGTGTTTGCTGGAAAGATTACACCAGATGATATTTATAATCGTCTACACGCACCTGGTGGTCAAGATGTGTTGAAACAACAATTAATTTTTGTCGCGCAAGGGCAACAAAGCAATGAAACAAAAAACTTTTTGGCGAAGAAGAATTAACGGATGAGGATTTTTCTATCGCCAAGCAAGCGGAATACTTAGATAAACTCATCCTTAAATTGATGGACAACGGCAAGGACATTAACGAGATACTCGATATGCCAATTCATTATATTGTGCAGCTAATGGAAGATAAAAATAAACCAAAAGAAGAAAAATCACTTATTGCTGCTTTTGGTGGTTAAGAAGGGAGGATAAATGATGGCTGAAAGAATTGAAGGTCTATCGATTGAGCTTGACCTGGATGCAATGAAAATCAATTCAGGTCTAAAAGATTTAAAATCCCAATTGACCACTGTAAACAGCGAAATGAAAGCTAACATGTCTGCGTTTGATCGTAGCGATAAATCTATTGCTAAATATGAAACCAGGCTAAAAGGATTGAACAAGAAGTTAGAAGTACAACAGGCCGTTACAGACAGTGCTAGAAAAAGCTATGAGAAGATGGTTAAAGAACATGGTGAAGGTTCCGCGGAAGCACAAAAGGCTGCTAAAGAATATAACAACCAAGTTGCTTCTTTGAATAATTTAAGTCGGTATGTTGAACGTGTAGAAAAGGATCTATCTCAGTTAAGAGAAGAACAACGCATTGCTAATTCCAATTGGACGAAGATGGGTAACAAAATCGACAGTGCAGGAAGCAAAATGAAAACTTTTGGTAACAAAGCAACAGGTGTCGGAAACGCCATGTCTACGACTGTTACACCAGCTGTAATTGGAATGGGAACAGCGATGGGTTTCGTTGCTTCTTCTTATGAAGACTCTGCGGTAAAAATACAAAATTCTTTAGGTCTAACTGCAGAAGAAGCTAAGGAATTAACCGATATATCTCGTAATATTTATAACGATGGCTTTGGTGAAAGTGCTGACCAAATTGACCAGGCTTTATTACAAGTAAAGCAGAACATTAGAGGATTGAACAATGAAGATCTAGATCGTATCACAGAGAAAGCTTTTCTTTTAGCCGAAACGTTTGAATCAGACGTAAACGAGGTTACACGAGCAGGAAACAACGTCATGAAAGGCTTTGGTATTGAAGCGGATGAAGCCTTTGATTTAATGGCTAGGGGCGCACAAAAGGGACTTAATTTTAGCAATGAGATGTTCGATAACTTAAGCGAATATTCGACCTTGTTTGCAAGCATGGGCTTTTCTGCTGAAGAGTATTTCGAACTATTACTGAAAGGTACAGAAGCAGGCGTTTATAACCTTGACTATATCAATGACGTAATGAAAGAATTTCAGGTTCGTGTAAAAGATGGTAGTAAAACGACCTCTGATTCAATGAATAAATTATCAGACTCTACCCAAAAAGTTTGGAAACAATATGAAAACGGCGAGAAAACTGTAAAAGATGTGTCTAATGCAGTTTTAAAAGAATTGAAAGGCATGGATAACCAGGTAGAAGCTAACCAAATTGGAGTGGACCTTTATGGCACAAAATTTGAGGATTTAGAATCTGATGCAGTTTATTCATTAGGTGGTATTGGCGAAGGTATAGAAGATGTCGATGGAACAATGGACGATATGACCAAAAATACCGAGCAATCTATATCAAAGCAATGGAAATCTACTTGGCGTGAAGCTAAAGAAGTATTACTTCCAGTTGGAGAAACACTTCTTGATTTTACAAGAGAAGTATTACCTGATGTCAAAGATGGCATTGAGGATGTAACTGAGTGGTTCGAAGAATTAGACGATGAGGGAAAAAGAAACATTGTAATGCTTGGCGGGATTGCTGCAGCTGCTGGTCCTGTAATATCTGTGTTTGGTGGTTTAAGTTCTGGGATTGGATCTGTAGTTAAGGTAGGCGGTAGTTTATTTAACACGCTAGGAAAAGTCGGAGGAAAAGGGTTAATTGGTCGCATAGGTACAATGGCTTTAGGTGCAGGTCCTGTCGGTTTAGCTGTAGCTGGTGTAGGTGCTTTGGGTCTGAAATTATATGATTTGACCAAGGACAGTAAAGAAGCTGAAGAAGCTACTCTAGACGTTGCAAAGTCATTAAATGATCAAGCAGTGGAATTAGAAAATAGCGCTGAAACATTTGATAAGCTTTCAGAAAAAGCAAAGATAAGTAATGAACAATTAGCTGAACTCAACGACTTAAATATAAGAATTTCAAAGTCTAGCAATCCTGGTGAAATAGAACAATTGCAAAAACAATATGATAATCTTGCAACGAAGTCAGGACTTTCAAAAGATGAGCTTAAGAGATTATTTAAAGCAAACGAAAATATTATTGATCAAACCCCTGATGTAGAAGCAAACATTTCAAAACAGGGGAATGCATTTGCTAAAAACACGGAAGCGGTAAATGAATATATAGCTTCTCTCTATGATGCGACACGCATCGAATTAGAGGGAGAAAGAATAAAAAATCTTGAAAAAGAAAAAGAAACAAGAGAAGAGATTAATAAACTCAACAAAGAGCATGAGCAATATCAGGAGAGAATAACTAAGCTTGTAGAAGCTAAACAAATGTCTGAGGAAGAACGCGGAAAGAGAATTAGAGAAATCGCAGTTGATTTAGAAAAAGAAAATCTCTCGACTGCAGAATTCAATAGATTAAATGATGAGCGTAATGATTTATTGGAAATTCAAAAAGGGAAATATAGTGATATTTTCGAAACGCTGACCGAAAGTGCAAAAGAAACACGTGAGAAGATCGCAAATGAAGAAGAAAGCTTAGAAAAGTTACAAGCCTTTGATGATCAATATCAAAACATTATTTTAAAGCAAGCCGGAATTAATGAAGAAGGTCAGAAAGGTCTTGAACAGTTAGATAAAGCTATAGCAAAGAACGACGAAGAGATAGCAAAACTTGAAGAAAAAAGAGCGAAGAATGGTCAACTTAATCAGGAAGAACAAGAACGATTAAACAAATTGATCGAAACTAACAAGAAGCAACAAGAAGCAAAAATTTATATATCTGAAGAACTTGGACTCTACAACAATATCAATTCTTTGCTTGAGACAAAACTGGCCAAGCTATCACAGGAAGAGCAACAAAAAATAATCAACCTTGCCAAAACAACGGAAATTAAAGTTGAGGAAGGTAATATTGTTGGTCAAATTCAAAAGAAAAATGAACAGTTAGTTATTGAGCGTCAAAACCTTGAAGAGAATAGGAAAAAGCAAGGTGCAAATAAAGTAGAAATCGATAAACAAATAGCAGCTATTGATATGAAACTTGGAAGAAACAATCAAGTTATTGAAGACATCCTTCGCGAAGCGGGTCTTTGGGATCAAGTTAAGAATGAAATTAACTTAGGTAAACAAGCATTAGAAAGTCAAGGAACTCAAATTGATAGCAACAACACTAAAACGCAAATAGGTATAGGCTTAGAACGGGACAGAACAAGAGAAGCAGGTAAAGATGTTAACAAAAATATATTGCTAGGTGATATAGATAGCAGAATTAGTGGTGTTAATTCAGCTTTAGAAAAAAGCGTAGATAAGAATGTTAACGTCAAAACTAGCCCTAGAATAAGTGATTTAGATAGTAAATTATCGGCTCCGTTAAAAAGAACGTTAACAATTAGCCAAAACTTCAAAAGATTTAATAGCATTACAAGTGGCGTTGGTAGTAACGCTGATGGTACCGATTATTTTAATCATCCAAGTGGTTTATCTTGGTTAGGAGAAGAAGGTCCTGAATTAGTTAGACATGGTAACAAATGGTCAATGGCTGACTTCGGATTATATAGTGTTCCAAAAGGCGCTCAAGTTTTTACTAATGACGAGACAAACAGCATAGTAAATGCTCTGTGGAATATACCAAAGCTCGCTACTGGAATTAGTCCAACAGGCGAAGCGGATAGAATAGTGAATACGTTAAGAAATAATCCATTTAACAAATTATTAGCTTTAATAGGAAAGCAAACCACTACACCAAACCATTCTACCAGATCAACATCAGTCGCTGATTATACGAAAGAGTTGTTGAGCGCTACGTTAAAGCAAAACGAAATCTTGATGCAATTGTTGGCTAAAGATAACAGCCCAATCATAGATGCTAGATCACTAGGTAAAGGATTGGAGCCTGTAATAACAGAAACGCAAAATCGGAAGCAGAAGGTGAGGGAGAAATTTGGCGTATGAATCCATAACGTTTAATGGTATAAGAAAAGATTGGCTATATATCGAACGTGGACGAAGCAAACCTCCCTTCGCTGCTAGAAGACGTAATTTAATAACAGTACCAGGTTATCCGGGTGGACACTTACAATCTACAGAGGTGGATCCATTAACAATCAGTCAACCGGTTGGTTTTCGCATTAAAGATGATGCTGACGCATTAGTAAAACAAGACGAATTAGCAGAATGGCTTTTGACTGATGAACCTGTTCCTTTAGAGTTTGATGATGAGCCTGGTCGCATTTATTATGCTGTAGTCCAAAATACTTTAGAAGATTTTGAGAAGATGTCTCTTTTAAGGAGTGGGACCATACAGTTTATTTGTCCTGATCCGTATGCTTATGGCCAAGAAAAAGCACACGGCCTAACTGGTCAAGGAACCGTAATAAATGTAGCCGGCACAGCTGAAGCAAAGCCTGTGTTTGAACTTGAGGTACTAGAGCCAGTTACGTTTGCAATGATCTCAAATGGCGATGAATATAACCTGGTAGGGCGTCCGGCATCAGCATCAGATCAGACATTTGTTAGAGAAGAACTAGTAATGCATGATGATTGCACATCGCTCGCTGGTTGGATTACTGCAGATAAGGTTGACAATGGGAAGATAACAGGAGCAATGAAGTCTGTAAATGGTGCATTTGTCGTAGACTCTGTTGGTACGCCTGTATCACCTGCAGTATGGCAAGGACCATCTATAAAACGAGATATAGGTGCTACTTTAGAAAATTTCAGAATGGCTACTAAGGTTAGTTTAAATAATCTAGTTGGCCAAACAGGAATGATAGAGATTTATCTCTTAGATGCTTTTGGAGAGATTGTTGCGAAGATAGGTATCGAGGACGTGTGGCGAGGTCTGAAAAAGGTACAAGGTAAATTTCAAATGGGCGAGATAGGTAATCGAGAAGCGTATTATCGTGAAGCTGACTATGCACCAGCGTGGAATAACTTTGACGGTATCTTACAAATATTTAGAGATAACGGTAAGTTAAGACCTTATTTTGCTTTGATTGATAACAAAGGTAAGCACGTTTGGGTATCATCTGAATACAGCTACAATGATGTTAACAATAACTATCATACACCTATTACACAAATACAGATCGCGTTTAGAATGTGGCCAGGAACAGAAATGTCTGAAGCAGAGATTAAAGATATAAAATTTTGGAGATATAAAAAAGAGCCAGATAAAGTACCTTATATTGCTCAACCTGGTGATATTATCACGTTTGATCATACAAGTGATAGTGTCTATTTAAATGGCCAAAATTTTATGAAAGAACATGCGATTGGTGGTACCTTCTTCAAATTGAAAAAAGGCGATAATACATTAGCTATGCTTCCAGACGGGGCATTTAACGGCAGTTTAATATATCGCACGCGTTATAAGTAGGAGGTGATGAGTATATGCTGCATATCATAGATGGGCAAGATGGTCGTAAGTTAGATGTGTTACCGTTTGATTATGTAATAGATGATGACCATCATAAGTCACTTGAAAATACGCTTGAAACGTATTATTTTAAAACATTTGCAGATAAACGGTTTAGTCCATACCTTAGTAAACGTAATCGTGTGTTAGTACCAGACGAGGACGGAACATATGTTGAGTTTATTATCTTTGAAACAGATAAGTATCATAACCAAGATGGGCATTTGTCTGAGGTGTATGCGAGTGCTAGTTATATTAATTTGCGTAATGCCGAACCAATTAGGCCACAATCATTTACATCAATGCCTGCTGCACAAATGGTTACCAAAGCAACAAACAAAACAATTTGGAAAATGGGCATTATTGAAGGAAAAGGTACACGCACGATAAGCATTGAAAAGCACACAAATCCTTATGCTTTGCTAAAAAGAATTGCAACAGAATTTGATCTTGAATTACGATTTAGAGCAGAACATAACGAACAAGGAATAACAGATCGCTATGTTGATTTATTGGAACGTGTTGGTGAAGCACGAGGACGTACTGCCCAATTTGGTGTTGATCTACAAGGTATTAGACGTATTGAAAACACTGAAGATGTTGTAACGGCTCTTGTAGGAATTGGTCCTGAACGTGATGATGGAACAAGAATAGAAGTCATCGTTACCGATGATGAAGCATTACAGCGATGGGGCGAAAATGGCGAACACATTTGGGATACGCATGAGGTGCAAACGTCTGATTTAGATATAACTATGGAAGACGTGCGCAGATACACGCGTGCGGCATTAGACAAGCGTATAAAATCATCAGTTAAATATGAAACAACTATTGTTGATTTAGAACATGTGCCAGGATTGGAAAATAAGAAGATCCGTTTTGGTGATACGATTAAAATTAAAGATACAAAATTCAATCCACCGTTATACCTTGAAGCACGCGTATTTGATCAACATCGATCAGCTAAGCTAAAAGGTAACAAAAAAGTAATACTTGGTGACTACGTTGAGTATACGCAAGAAGAAGTAGATGCTATTTGGAATCTGCTAAAAAAACAAATGCGAGAAAAAATTAGTGCTGCAGAAATGCTTGAGTACACATATGACAAGCTGACGATAGATGATAAAGACGAATTTGTGTTCACAGACGGTAAAACATTTGCTCAACTTAAAGCAGACGAAGCACAAGCAGCAGCTGAAGCAGTTGCGATTGCTGAAGCGAACCTGGCTGAAACACAAGCGAAAGCACACGCTGATAATAAAGTATCAGCTGAAGAAGCAAGAGCGATACAAGATGCGAAAGATAAACTTGCTGAAGCCAAAGCGGATGCACTCGCAAAAGCCAATGCTGCAGAAAGTGCAGCTAAGACACATGCTGATACACAAGCTAACATTGCTGAAACAAACTCTAAAGATCATGCTGACATTGTATCTGGTCAAGCCTTAATCGATGCAAAAAATTACGCAGTAGCACAACAAGTCTATGACAATAAAATGACTGAAATAGCAACGGACTTAGCGAATAAAACAGATATTGAATATGTTGATGGTCAGTTGGTTAGCAAAGCCAACAAAAATGATGTATACACTATATCCGAGGTCGATAATCGACTTCTTAATTATGTAGGTGTCATAGAGTATCAAACGGATATAGATGGCATTGTGCAAAATATAAGTTCTAACAGTACATTGATTGGTCAAAATCAAACAGCTATTGCTTTAAAAGCTGATCAAACTGAAGTTAATACATTAAGTGGTACAGTATCAGATAACAGCGCACAATTAAGCGTACAAGCTAATCAGATTAGTAGTAAAGTGGATGCTAGTTATGTTGATGGTGCGATTGCTGGGTTTGTTGGTAGGAATTTACTTATAGGCACTAAGGATTTTGTAGACTCCCTTAATAATAAAGTTACGCATAATGGTGTTGTTTATAGTTTATATGGTTATAATTGGGGCTTTTTATTTAACATGAACTTAAAAAAAGGCGAAACGTACACCGTGAGTGTCCCAGTATTTAATCCTAGCGAGACTGACACATCAAAAGCAAGAATATGGGTAGGTCATTTAGGTAATATGTATACAAATCTACAGCCATTAGAGGCAAGGAAGGTGAAACATACTTTTACTGCTACCCAAGATGAAGATAATGCTATTATTCGATTTTTAACAGCTGACGGCAATGTTCCAACTGTAGGTTGGATTTATCCTAAAACAGAAAAAGGCAACAAAGCCACAGACTGGACACCAGCACCAGAAGACACACAAGCAGATATAGATTTTGTTTACAATTATGCTGAATCCGAAATCACACAATTAGCAGGCAGAGTTGATACTAAAGCAGAATCGACAGTGGTAGATAATTTAGGTGTTAGAGTAACGACAGCTGAGCAGAGTATCAATGCGCTTGATGGTGCGATAAGTCAAAAAGTATCGCAAACAGATTACAATGGCAACACGATCACATCAATGATTAATCAAAGTGCTACAACGATTGATATACAAGCTAATCGTATAAATTTTGATGGCCATGTATTTGGTACAAATGCTACGTTTTCGGGTGAAATTAATGTAGAAGGAAAGGTAATTACTGATCCTAATGTCCAATACACTAACTATATATCTGATCTTACCGTTAACGGAATGGGTTTTAGCGCAAGTTTATATAACGGTGTATATGGTAATGATTTCGGCTTTGCTCCTGGAAGAGTTTATGCAGATAATCAAGGCGGTACTAGTTTTGGTGGGTTTGATATTTATAACGCTGGAAATAAGACAACTATTGCATCGTTGCATGATAAAGACCTTATTTTAGGTATTAAACCTGACGGAAAAAATTCAGTATTTAATGATTTACTAACTCTTAAAGCAAGCACAGGTAACGTAGAAGCTAAAAATAATTTATATATGGGTGGCGCCATCGTTGCTACAAGGTCATGGGCAACTGCAAACTTAGCAAACAAAAATCATAACCATGACAACAGATATTCAAGAGTGGTAGGCTCTACTGATATTTGGTTTGAAAAAACATCAAGTGGCAATCTAAACGTTTATTATAACGGTGCATATGCAGGTACAATTGCAGTATAAGGAGAGATTAAATGACAGTATCAATTTCGGGTACAGATTATCAATACGATCAAAATGAACAGTTAGAAAAGGTGTATGTTAGATTTACTTATCGCACAGCTGGCACACAGTTGCATGGTGATATAGAGTTGTCTGCAACAGAATATAATGCAACAGCTGATATACCAGCACTAGAATCCACAATATTAAATAGATTACAAGCTGAGTTTGCTGTTTAAGGAGAGGTGATAGCGTGCAAGATGCAAACAAGATTATTGATAACTTAAATAGAGAATGGACAAGCGATATGGCTATTATTAAAAAGCGTATCGCTATTTTATTGGAAGAAAACGAAAGACTTAAAACGGAGAATGAACAATTGAAATCAGAAAGGCAGGACGATGAAAATGCAAATTAATATTACAAATGTATCTATGAGTTACAATAACGATGCGATTGATAAGGTTAGAGTTAATTTTCAAGGTTATGACAGCGAACGATCTATTAATGTTAACGGAAATATACCTCTTACTGCAGAACAGTACAAAGGCAATGAGTCACTCACAGCATTAGAGGGCATTGTTAGGCAAGAAGTATCTACAAAGATTTTGGATGATGGTACCGCCGTATAATTGTAATTTATGAAGGAATTTCCTCTTTTTTGTCGAAAATGATTATAGAGGAGGGATTAGTATTGTTAGAAGTTGAATCTGAAATTAATAAATTGGAGATGCAAATTGAAAAGATCTTAAAAAAATCCAAAGATTTCAAATCGGAAAAAATAAAAGGTGAAAATATTTTTAAGTTAGAGCTATTAAAATTAAAAATAATTTCCTCCAGTGAATCGTCTAAGCACAATCATTTTTTTATATTGGTAATGGGTGTGCTTTTTACTCTAGGAGTAACAACAATAACTGGTTCGATTACAAATTATAAGGAATTAAATGTGAATTTTGGAATCATAGTAATAACTTCTTCTTTGTTGTTTTTATTGGATCCATTAATTAAAAAACGAGTAGCAGATTACACTTATGTTATAGGTTTAATGGATATGCTGATCGAAAGAAAAAAAAGTTATGATGCACCTCAATAGGGGGTGCTTTTTATTATGCAGTTAGGGGGTCGAGAATGTCAGTTGAACTAGGTTTATTAATATCAGTAACATCTATGGTCATAGCGTACTTGGGCTATCAGCTTAACAAGCAAAAACAACAAACCAAACATCAAGAGAACATAAAAAATGATGCAACAAGAGAAGCTGTTATAGAGACAAAGCTTGATAACATAAGTAACGGAGTAGACAATATCAGAATTGATATGAGAGCAAATGAACAACGTATTGGAGAATTAAATGAAAGAGTTACTAGAGTAGAAGAATCAAGCAAACAAGCGCATAAGAGAATTGATAATATCAGTCCAGAAAAGGGCGGATTTTTTAATGTGCTTTTTGAGAGGAGGTGAAAATATTTTGGATAAAAAATTAGTTGGACATGTCAAACTAAAAAACGCTGAAGAACTTCAACAATTAATTATAAGAGCTAGCGATCTTAATAATCAACTATTAAAAACTCTTCAGCAAATAAGTGGTTTTAAATTAGAAACCTAACCTTTTAACAGCGTATTCTTGAGTAGCTGAACCAAGCATATCTTGCCAATTTTCGAAGTTTGTAGTTTTAGCAACATGTTCATCAAGTTCTGATTCAGGGATAGCATCAAAGTCTTCTTCGGAAGTAATTTCAAATCCACCAGATTGAAGAAGATCATCAAATGAACTGAATTGTGTATTTTCTTCCATAAAGCTTTTATTGAATAGTTTACCAAAAGGAACTTCTTCTCCTTTTTCCATTTCACTAGCAGCTTTTTGCATCTTTTTCAGTTCTTTATTTAAATCATCAAAACCGTTACTTTTAAATTTCATTTACTTCACCTCCCTTCTTTGTCATTATTCGACAGAAAGGGAGGTATTTCCTTTTAAAGGAGGTGATACACATGGAACAAGTATTAATCTTTGCAACAGTGTTATTGCCAATCGTTACTGCAGTAGTTGAGTTAGTTAAACGTACCGTATCTTTGCCAAAGAACATTATTCCTTTGATTAGCTTAGTGATTGGATTAGTGGTGGGTGCAGCAGGTTATCCGTTTTCTGACCTTGAATTGATTTTAAGATTATGGGCAGGTGGATTCGCAGGCTTAGCAGGAACAGGATTATTTGAGTTAGCAGTAAATAAAAGAGAAGGAAGAACGAAGGATGCTGCATAACGCAGTTTCCTTTTTATTTTGAAAGGAGATGTTATTGTGGGATATGCATTTGAAAGATTACCACAGTTGATTGATAAACGAGAAGGATTAAAAGAAGATGGAGAGTATTCTAAACGTATAAAGTCAATCACTACTCGCGTTTGGCATCATAGTTTAACAAAGAAAAAATTAGGTGGGTCTGATGCTGCAGGTTTTGCTAGGTATCATGTTAGTCTTGGATGGCCAGGGATTGGCTATACTTTTGTGATTGAGCCTAAAAACATAGTAGACACACCAAATGGTAAACGTGCTCGTATTGTCTATTGTCATGATATTGACAAACGCACTTATCACTCTGGTAACAGTAATCAGTTTGCTTTAGGCATTTGTGTAGCTGGTGATTATCGATATGACAAGTTAGATGATGCAACTAAAGCGACAATTGACGAGTTGCAAGAAGCGCTAGTTAAAGATGGTATTGGCAGCAAAGATAAATCGCACAACCAAATGCCTGGTTACAGTTGGAAAGCATGTTGTGTTTATAATTATAAAGAAGCCTTTAAATTTTTAGATGCGAAAAAACCTGATGCTATTCCTGATCAATATAAGATACAAGAGGGTGACACATTCTGGGGAATTGCAAATAATCTTGCTGGTATAAGCGTTAATGATTTAATTGTTGCTAATCCTAATGTAGATCCAAAACGTTTAAAGATTGGCCAAGTTATTAATTTAGGAAAAGCACAAAATTCTTACACGAAGCCAGATGAACCGAAAAAACCACAGTCATCTTATAAGTATCCACTTCCAGGTGGCGTATGGAAGCATTATAAAAAAGGTGGTAAACGTGGCTCGTTTGAAGATGTAGAAGATATTCAACGAGCGCTAAATGCTATTTACTTTAAAGTTGGAAAAGTTGACGGATGGTATGGAAATAAAACAGAAGATGCTGTTACTCGTTTCCAGAAGGTCTATCTTCCGTACGATGTGGACGGTATTTATGGACCACAAACACGGAGAAAAATAAAGGCTGTTCTTAAGTCTAAAGGATATTAAAATAAAAAGGAGCACTTAGTTGTGCTCCTTTAATTAATGGAAATATCCGATTTTCGTGCTTTATCAATTAGATAATTACAAAATGCTGAACACGAAACAAGCATAAATTTCGCATCTTCAAATTCAACATTATTATTATCTTTTAAAGCGTGTCGAATTCCTCCAGAATCACTAGTATAATGATAAATTTTCTTAAACCCTTCTTTTAAGTCTTTATGAAGTTGGATAGTTCCATTTTCCTCTATTTTATTTAGAGCTTTCCCTAAAGTTGTGTTCTGATCACCAACTATTGCTTTAGTTACTGTTTCAACGGCACTAATGGATTCTTTTATAGAATTTCTATAGTCGGGTTGTTGTCTGTCTGATAAAAAAGATAAGGCTTGATTAATATGTTTTTTAACAAGTTGATTTGTACAAGGGTTAGTAATTGCATCTTCTATTTCTTGTATCTCTTCTGGTTGAGTAAGTTGGGTTATACGACCACTTACAAAGCGATATGCAGATACCTCTTTCTCTAGTACATTATTGCAGTAACCTTCAAACTGTCCACTAAGATATTCATCTGGATGATTTTGAGCTATAAATTCTATCAGATCATAAACTTCGTACCATTTAACTGTGTTAAAAAAGTAATCTTTAATTTCAGAAACAAAATATAATGGTCTTGTATCCGTTTCATCAATTGGTTTTTTAAAATAATTGATTTGTATATTTTTCATAAGCGTTCTAAGCGAACTATTATATATATATATTTCATCGTTCTGTTCAAAAAACAAATTATAAAAAACATTCCATAAACCGTTACGTAGATCATCATCTACAGAATCTATTTGTATAGCATTTTTAACAGGTTTTAATCCCACTCTTTCAGAAAATAACATCAT